TATGGTAAAGGCCGCTGACGCAGCGATAAGAGATGTCTGGGAGCGTGAACCGAAAGAGGCTAGAGAAGAGGGCGTGAAAGCGTTAGTATTTGCGCACTTTTGTAATGCTTACGCAAGACGAGGCAAGTATGAGTCAGTCAAAGACCCCGGTTGATCCTGAAGAATTCGCCAAAGAGTTTGAGGCTTTGGGGCCAGCGGAAATGGCTCGAAAGTACAGTGTTGATATTCGAAACGTCCACTTAAAGCGCAAGCGGGTAGAGAATCTTCTGGGAACTATACTGCACGTCCCGGCGCACCTAGATTACAGAAACAGGCCTAGAGAATCGTTTAGGCGTAACTTAGAAGTGACTGACGGCGTGATAATGGTCGGTTCAGATTGTCACTATGAACCTAACACGGTAACAACTGCCCACCTTGCCTTCGTTCAAATAGCCAAAAAGCTAAAGCCGAAAGTTATTGTTTTAGACGGCGATCTAATAGACGGCAGCAGCATTGGCAGGCACCCAATGAATGACTGGGAAGACCGACCTAGTGTTGAGCAAGAGTTATCCACAGCACAAAAAAGACTTAACGAGATTCAGAAGGCTAGCCCAAAAAGTGATAGGTACTGGCTGATTGGAAACCACGACCAGCGGTTCAACTCCTACCTAGCAAACAATGCAAACCAATTCGGAGGGGTGGTGGGGTTCGACTTAAAAGACCATTTCAAAGAATGGACGTTTGGAATGTCGTTGTGGATAAGTGGGGCAGAGCGGCCCATTGTTATAAAGCATCGAATCGCGGGTGGTGTTCACGCTGCATACAACAACACGATGAAAGCAGGAACCCACATCGTCACAGGCCACACACACGCGCAGCAAGTGTATAGCTGGTCTGATTACACAGGCCACAGGTACGGCGTGCAATGCGGGACAATGGCGAACCCTCACCAGCCTACCTTCGACTACGCGGAAGATGGGCCAAAGAACTGGGTCAGCGGCTTTGTAGTTTTGACGATAAAAGATGGTTTTCTTTTGTCGCCTGAGTTTGTAAAAGTACACCATGCGGGTGAGTATGAATGGCGTGGTCAGATTTGGCAGGTTGAAGAATGATGAAAGAGATTAAGCCGGTTGATTACATTCTCGCTAACCGACTGGGTTATTTAGCTGGTAACGTGGTTACATTGCTTACTGAGTGGCAAATAACGCGGGACGTTAAAGTTCTGGAACAGGCGCAGCAAGAGATCAACAACTTGCTAGAGCGTGAGAGGTTCATGGAGGATAGAGAAATTGCCTACCGTAATAATTGAAGACATGGAGCCGAACACACAAGTGACTGTGATTATCAGTGAATTTGTTGAGTTTGATGATGACCCAAACCCTCCAGCCGAAAGGCCAGAGGATGAGGAAGAGCAGAACGTCTGGCTAGTTAGCAGTCAGGGGAAAGGTTGAGGTAGTCGCCGTGTACGCCAGAGCAAACGCGCTCTGCATATCTAGCTGCTTCGGCTTGTTCTTCTTCAAAGTCACCCTGACCAGCGAGGCCAAGGGCAACAAGTACAAATAAAGCGAGGGGGTAGCGTAGTTTCATATCATATCCCCTAATTGTTCAAACCTTTGATTAGCGTATACCTCTGCTTCTTGATCGGTCATACCCATAGCCAGAGCCTCTTCAAACAGATTCTCTAGCAGGGCTTCGTTGTGATGGTTTGACATTGATTTCTCCAAGCCGCTTACGCGGCCTCTGTTGATGCGTATTCATAGACAAATTTAGAAAGTGACGTTCTGCAAACCCTGTCAAAGTCATCACTGTCATAGCTTCTGCGCTTATAAGCGTTGACAATCCAGACACCATTTTCTTTTTCTATCTCGTAGCGGTATTCGGTATCGCCATGTGATGCGTGGCTACCAGTAAGTTCTGCGCGCTTGTTTGCCCACAAAAAGCAGGTTAGTAGGTCGCGGTCACTGATACGCATTAGGTCTAAAGTGTTGCGGAAGTATTGAGCAGCGCCTTGCAGGTATCCATCGTGGTGGATGTACATGGTTGCTGTGCTGAAGCCGCTTTTGATTTGGTAGGTTGCTCTAGTAGACATTTGTTCGTTCCTTTTCGTTGTTGATGGCATTTATTATAAAGGAAAGTTTTAATAAGTAAAAGGATTTTAGGCTAAATATCAATAAAACTTGCAAATAAACGCAGTTTTTGGGGTAAAATAGGGGCTATCACAGGCAAATTGAAATAACAAGGACGGTAAATGGTCTATTTAGAGCGTTTTGCTTATCTTGACAGCGGCACACTTGGCAGGGTATGGGTTGGCGATTGGTCATGCTATACCATTGAGCGGCCTTGGAAAAACAACGCGCCCAACGTTAGTTGCATCCCAGAGGGTGAGTATAGGTGCGAGCCGTTCAGCGGGACTAAGTACAAGGACGTTGTACAAGTCCTCGATGTGCCAGCCCGCACGTTTATTCTGTTTCATGTTGCCAACTTCCCACATGATGTGCAGGGCTGTATCGGGCTGGGCAGTAGGTTCAACAGTGACGCGCTAGAGCCAGCGGTGTATGACAGCAGAGTCACGGTAGCTGAGTTTTTCGTTCAAGCAGGAAAATCATTTGACCTTAAAATACAGGGCGTGAGGGCAGAGATTTGAGTTTAGGTATTTTCAAAGAACTTGTCGGGCCTGTTACTGGCTTACTGTCTGAGTTCATTGAAGACAAAGACCAGAAAAACGCATTGGCGCATGAAATTGCAACATTAGCGCAGAAAGAAGCGCACAAAAATGCAGCTTTGCAGCTAGAAGTAAACAAGACCGAAGCCGCACACAAAAACCTGTTTGTGGCTGGATGGCGACCCTTTATTGGTTGGACTTGTGGGCTAGGTATGTTTGGCAACTTCATCACAATACCTTTTGCTAACTTTGTTTTGGCCCTTTTGAGTTACGAAATAGTCATTCCCCTTGTTCCATTAGAGACTATGATGCCGGTTTTGATGGGTATGCTAGGGCTGGGCGCAATGAGATCATTTGAAAAGACGCGGAAAGTATGAATTTAGAAGTCACTTATGTAGCAACTACAGACCTAATCCCCTATGCAAACAACCCACGCACCCATAGCGATCAACAGGTGGCGCAGGTAGCAGCAAGCATTCAAGAGTTTGGTTTCAACAACCCGATTCTAATAGATGAGCACAACGGCATTATTGCTGGTCACGGAAGGTTAGCCGCAGCACAAAAACTCAATATGAACCTAGTGCCCACTATATTGCTTGAAGGGTTAAGCGAGGCACAGCGCAAAGCCTACGTTATAGCTGACAACCAAATTGCATTAAACTCAAATTGGAATTTATCATTGCTAGAAAGCGAGCTAGAATTTTTGCTTGATAGCGACTTTCAATTAGACAACCTCGGTATAGATTTAGACTTTTTAAGTGGATTGCCAGAAGCAGCAGATTACTCAGAAAAAAACAAAGAAATTGATATTGATAGCTTTGAAGATGTAATGGAACTGAAGCTAAAGTTTTCATCAGAGCAATATGAGCTAGTAAGGAAAGCGTTGATTGAAGTCAACAGTTCTTGCGAAATAGCACTGTTAGAAATTTTAGGGTTATGATATTTCCGTATAATTGGAATATAAAAAACGGTTACCCAGCAAAAGGTATTGAGTATCACGGCTCAAAAGTTTTTGGCACATTTATTTGTGGGGGTGGCTCAACAATGGGGTACAAGCTCGCAGGCTTCGATCACTTAGGGGGCGTAGAGGTTGACCCGCAAGTTGCTGAAATATATAAAACAAATCATTCACCTATACACTTGTATCAAGAAGACATTAGAGCCTTCAATGATAGACAAGATTTACCGAAAGAACTTTACAGCCTAGACCTACTTGATGGTTCGCCGCCTTGTTCTAGTTTTTCAATGGCAGGAAACCGTGATAAAGACTGGGGAAAAAACAAACAATTTCGAGAGGGGCAAGTAAGCCAGCGTCTTGATGACTTAGTTTTTGTTTATGTTGAAACAATAAAAAAGTTGCAGCCAAAAATTGCTATTTTAGAAAACGTAAAAGGCTTAATTCAGGGCAATGCAAAATCTTATGCAAAAAAAATAAAGCATAAGTTCGAAATGGCTGGTTATAAAGTCCAAGTTTTTTTATTGAATGGCGCTTCAATGGGTATACCGCAACGGCGTGAAAGGGTATTTTTTTTGGGGGTTAGAAATGATTTTGACGTTCCAAAAATTAAGTTAAATTTTAATTGTGAACCTGTAATTTATAAAAAAATAAAGTCATCTGAGCTTGGCAAGCCGTTGACTGATGAAACTGCAAAGTTGTGGAGGCAAAGACTTCCAACTGACAGAAGTTTGGGTGATATACATAAACGAAAATCTGGGTCAGCAAAAAGGTTTAGTGCAGTTTTCGTGCGGGACAATGAAACGCCGCAAACATTATGTGCTGGGGCTGATAGCGTACCCATACGCCATGACAAGCCGAACCGAATAACCAGTGAGGAATGTTGCTTGATTGGGTCTTTCCCCCTTGACTACAACTTTAAGAAAATGGAGCCTAGTTATTTAATCGGAATGAGTGTGCCGCCAGTAATGACTGCGCAAATTGCTAATCAAATTTATAAGCAATGGCTAAGGCCAATAAAACAAAAGTTAGAAAAGGCAGGATAAATGGCTAGACCATTGGCAGAGATAGACTGGGAGCAAGTGGACAAGATGTGTGCTATTCACTGCACTGGTGAGGAGCAAGCTGCTGTTCTTGGTGTAGATTACGACACACTCAACACTGCCTGCAAACGTGAGCAGGGGGTGGGTTTTTCGGATTATTTCAAACAAAAGGCCAGCAACGGTAAAATGAGCCTACGCCGCAAGCAATACACTGCTGCAATGGACGGCAATACAACTATGCTCGTATGGCTAGGCAAGAACTGGTTAGGCCAGACCGATCACATAGAGCCAGAGGCGCAAGACCTCCCACCTATAGTTATAGAGCGGGCGAGTGAGGCTAACTAAGCCACAAGATGACATCTTCTTCAGTGATTCACGCTTTCGGGCTGTGGTTGCTGGTAGACGGTTCGGCAAGACGTTCCTGTCAACTCATGAACTGCTGAGGGCTGCGCTAGGCGGCAAGAATCGGAATTGCTGGTATGTGGCGCCAACCTATAAAGCGGCGAAGGAGATCGCCTGGGATATGCTTAATGACGCACTCCCCGCTGGCTACATAACCAAGAAGAACGAAAGCGCACTGAGCCTA